CGGTTGATATTAAGTTATGGAAACCCGACGAAGACGAAGAAGCAGCATTGCAGGCGGCGGGAGAATACGCCGACCAACCTACGTTGAATTATGCAACATAAACCACATTATGAAGAAAGGATAGCGGGAGAAAATGAAAGTTACAAAATGGCATTTGCGCAATTTTAGAAAGGGGCTTCGACTTGTTGAGAAAATAGCGCACGAAGAAGACGTGCGCCGCGTAGATTATACGTTAGGCTTCGCGGTTGCTTCAATTAAGCAGTTGCAGCAGCGGGGAAGAATAACAAAGAAGCAGGGGCAAGCCCTTATAGAATTAGCGTATGAAGTCGCAGACAATACCACGGACGAAATAACAAGCGGCGAAATGCGCGTTATTGATTGGAACATCACGCCGCCCGACTTATTCGGCGACGAGTAGGGAAACAGAAAGCCCGCCGCAAGGCGGGAAACCAAAACGGCGGGCTTTCACATAAACCACGGCTATTATTATAGCAGAAAGGCGGGAAACATGGCAATAGCAGCGGAACGAAACGCGGTAAAGATTTACACCGAGTACGACGCACAACGCCGCGCCGAAGAAATAGCAAGCGAACGTTTGGCGAACATTACCGACCAAATAGCAGAAATAACCGCAAATATGCTTTCTATCATCAAAAGCAATCAATTATTAACCGTAGAATTGCAGCAGGCAAGGAAAAGCGCGACACGCTACGTTAAAGCGTGTATCGCATACGAAGAAATATACGAACACTTACCCGCAGACATCAAAAGCAAATATAGGGAGATTGAAAAAGAGGTATTAAGCGAAAATGATTATTTCAAAGAGGGGGAATAATTACACAACACGCGCGCAATATAGACGGCGCGTATTAAAGAGAAGAAGCAGCAGGCAGCGGGCAGCACGCCACGAAGTCGCGGCAATTCTTTTTATTTGTGTGTTTGTTCTAATTACTATTTTATCGGCATTACGCCTTGTAACGACATACGCACAACCAACGTTTGAAGCAGTAGTAGAAAAAGAGCCGTTGGAAACAACGACGGTTGAAGAAAGAACCGAGGTTGTGTTTAATGACGCGCAGCAGGCGCAGGCAACCACACAAACGGCGGGTTTAGTGTCTGATAAAACGGACACCATAAAAGAACCTAAAGAACCCGTTTTTGTACCGCTGCCCGTTCCAATGAGCGAAGAAGACCAACGTATAGTTTTCGATATATGTAAAGACTATAACGTAAGTTTTTCGCTTGTCATGGGTCTAATCGGACACGAAACGGAATATACAAAAGAAGCCCGCAGCGAAACGGGCGATAGCGGATATATGCAAATTAACGATTGTAACGTCGAAGCAATGGCGGCGCGTGGTTATACGGATTTATTAGACACCGCCGACAACGTAGGCGCGGGCGTTTCAATTCTTTGTGATTTGTTCAATACTTACGGCGAAGACGAAGTACACAAAGTTTTAATGGCGTACAACATGGGCGCGGGCAGGGCTGCCGAACTATGGGCGCAGGGCGTGACAACGTCCGAGTATTCCCGCGACATCGTGCGCCGCGAACGTGAGTTAAGCGCGTACATTGACGAACAATTAGGGTTGCAGCAGTAAAGGGGCAACAAATGACACGTATAAAACACATCGACGGTATTATGTGGGCTTCGGATATTTTGAACGGTCAAAAAGAGTTTCCGACATTTAATAAGAAGAAAGACGGTTCAACCAACGAAGAAGCCGCGGCAGACTTCGCCCCGATATTTAAGGCGGCTTGCGCTGCCGTTGACGCGCAGCAGGCAGCAGGCGCGAAGAAGACGGGTTAGTTTCTTCCTATATATAAGGAACTATTAAAGCGACCTTGTAATGGGTATTAACTAACCGTAAATATTACACAATATGTATTAGCGATAAATATATTACGTAATATGATAGGGGATAAATATAAAGGGGTTATATATTACGCAATATGTAGAACATAGATAAGGCGGGTTGGAAAGTTGGGAGATAGTAAAAGGCATTATGATAACTACGATTACGAAGAAGCATATAACGAACAATGCGAGAAGTTGGAAGAAGCAGAAGCGGAAAGGATAGCAAAGAAAGGCAAAGGGGCAGGGTATAGAACGACAACCACCGTAGCGGGTAGCATGATAGAAGTTGACATATACCCAACGTTCAACGTAGCCCACGACGTACCACGAACAAAAAGGGGTAGGGAAAGCCGCCCCGCACAAAAGAACCTTAACGACAAAAGGGCGCGCCGATATTTGAACCAATTAGCAAGCGCGAATTTTGGCAAGGGGGATTTGTGGGGAACATTCACATATAGGCAGGGGGAAGAACCCGAAAGCATAGAAGAAGCCGAAAAGAAATTCGGTAACTTTATACGCAGGGTCAACCGCCGCCGCAAAAGGGCGGGCAAACCAAACCTAAAATACATCTACGTTACGGAGTGGGACAAAGACGAAGAAAAGGGCATACGCTGCCACCACCACGCAATTTTCGACGGGGATAACGACCGCGACGAAATAGAAAGACTTTGGGGACACGGCGACCGAACCGAAACAAAAAGGCTTGCACCCGACCCCGATACGCATATAGCGGGTTTGGTTCATTACATCACGAAAGACCCGAAAGGGCGTAAGCGTTGGAAGACATCAAAGGGGCTTACGAAGCCAACCGTAACGCGTTCGTATTCCAAGTTTGGAAAGACGACCGTAAAGAAAATGGCTTTTGACCGCGCTTTGTTAGAAAAACAATTAGCGAAGAAATATAGGGGGGCGCGCTTTGTAGACGCTGCCGTTTATCAAAACGAAATCAACGGGGGCTTTTACATCTACGCACGTATGGTTAGAGATTGAAAGGGGAGAACAAAGACAACATGAGATTGCAGAACATGAAAGCAGGGGAAACCGCCGAACAAATTAAATTGTTCACATGGGCGAAGACCCGCGAAGACATCATACCCGAACTTCGGTTAATGTATCACGTACCGAACGAGGGCAAGCGCAGCGCAGGCGGCGGGCAAATACTAAAGGCGGCAGGCTTGCGGGCGGGCGTTCACGACGTATGCTTACCAGTTGCGCGCTTCGGGTTCAATGCCTTGTATATCGAAATGAAGTACGGGAAGAACAAGCCGACCGCAGCACAAAAAGAATATATGGCAAGTCTTGAAGCAGAGGGCGCACGCGTTGCGGTTTGCTATTCGGCAGACGAAGCCCGCGAGGTTATACGGCAGTATTTAAGCCGCGCCGACGGGTTTAACCTTGTTAATTGCGAGGACGCGCCGCACATGACCGACGGTTGTTTAGGGGTAGAGATTAACGACGCTTCGGGCGCGTTTGACTTTATCCCTTGCAATAAATGCAAATATCACATAAGCGAAAGGGGATAAACCACAATGAGCGAAGAAAAGAAAATAACATACGGCATTTGTAAATTTTGCGGACAGACACGCGCGTTTAGCGAAAACGATTTGTTAAGCGCGATTGCAAACGGGATTGACGAAGAAGAAGCCGCCGACATCGTAGCAACAAAACAATGTGATTGTGAGCAGGCAAAGGCAGCAGCAACCCACGAAATGAAGTTGCAGGCGGCGGGCGAGTGGGCTAAAGGAGTATTCGAGAAAGACCCCGAAAAGTTACAATGTGTTCTTTGCGCAATCAAAGCAACAAGCGAACACCACTTCGGGCGTATATCCATAAAGTCGGGCAAGTACCTTTACACATTCGACGTTGACGCAGCGGGCGACATTCGCATAAAGACCAAATACACCGACACGCAAGAAGAAACATTTTAAGTAAAAGGGGGAGCGTAGAAAGTTGGGGCGTTATCATTACCACATCAACGAAGACGAAAAAAATATAATACGGTCTTTGATACGCCTTGACAATAAGCGCAGGCGTGGAAAACTAAACCGTCGTACTACATCTTTCGACAAGAAGTTACAAGCAGCAATAGAGAAAGCCGAAGAAGATATGGAGTTAGAAGAAGATATGTTAGCGGCAGTACGCGAGAATATATTATACGGCGTACCATACGAACGGGCGGGCGCGGTATATTGCGCACGCAATACGTTTTATTCTTATACGCGCCGCTATATATTCTTCGTCGGGCTTAACATGGGAATATACGACGGGGAGAAGAAGAAAGGGTAGACCATGGCGAAAGAATACGCGAAAGACTTTTACAACTCGCAGGCGTGGAAGAAGACACGTAAAGCATATTACGTTTATCGCCGCGGACAATGTGAGCGTTGCGCCGCAGAGTTTGCAGCAGGCAAACGAAGCCTTGAAGATATTAACGCGGGCTACATCGTACACCACAAAGAATATATTACGCCCGATAACTTACACGACCCGCGCGTCGCTTTATCGTTTGACAATTTAGAATTGCTTTGTGAAGAACACCACAACAAAGAACACAAAAGCAAAACAAAACGGTATTCTTTCGACGCAAACGGTAGGGTTATCGAAGCATAACGAGGGAGTACGACACATAAAATTATTTTTCAAAAAATATTTTTATAAAACATAAAAACAAAAATAAAATTATTTGCATATTGCGCAATACGTAGGGAATACCACCCCCCACCATTGCCAAAATCGGCGGGGCTAAAGAAC